TATTAAGAAAGATGACAACGACTTGGATGAACTTAAAAAACTTTTAAAGAATGCTCATACCACTGGTGAAGCATAATTTGTAATATTTTTAGTTGACTCTATATATATAATATTATATATGGGAGAACAATTATGGATAAGAATGAAGAATTAAAAACTGTTGTAGATTTACTTAAACAAGCTTATATGGAAGAAGATTGGAAATTAGTATTAGAGTGTGTAGAAATTCTACAGAGTGAAACACAAGAAGAATATCATCAAGACGAAAAGTTTGATGAAACAGATTTTTAATAGGGGTCGACTTGGTATCGATTGCTAGATTTTTGACATAGAGTGCAAGTAGAATGATTTACTTTACAAATCAAAACTCAAGATTAATTGACAACAATTACTCTTATATGGCGGCTGCTTAAGTAGTCTCCCATCACTCCTTTACTCCGATAGAGGAATTAGTGGTGTCATATCGGAAGACCCTCTTTTTAATTAGTTGAGAGAATAATAATTAATTAGTCGCGTTGAAAGACTCGAAAACTTCAATTGATTTTTGATAGAACTTTTAAGAAAAACTATCCAAACTTGTAGACGACTTTATGTAGGAGACTAGTAAGACGGCGGTTCGAATCCGCCCGACTCCACAACAATAAATAAAAACTCAAATAGGAGAATAGTTATGTCAGTATCTAAAGAAATAAAACAAAAACATATAGAAATGTTTTATCCGACAGTTAGAGTTAGAACTCAAAGAGCTGGAGGAAGTGGGACAGTAGTTTATTCCGAGAGGAATAAGATTGACGGTGAAGTATACACTTATGTAATAACTAACCAGCATGTAGTTTCTGATAATATTAAGATTGTTAAGAAGTGGAATCCTGTATTGAAAAGAAAAGTTGATACTGAAATATTGGATACAGTTTCAGTAGAATATTTTAGATATAATAACTATTCAAATTGTATTGGTTCATTTGCAGTTGAAGCTGATATTGTAGCTTATTCTGAAGTAGAAGGTGGACAAGATTGGGCATTGTTAAGAGTCAGAGATACAGAAAATACTTGTGATTACATAGCTAATTTATTTCCACTCGATGACCTTACTGATGTTCATATATTTGACCCAGTTTATGCTGTAGGAGCTTCATTAGGTCATCCACCAATTGCATCTGAAGGTATTATAACTTATATGGATGATGAGATAGACCATTATAAATATTGGATGTCTTCTGCTCAAACCATATATGGTAATAGTGGTGGTGCGTGTTATCGATATTCAAGTAAAAGAAAAAGATATGATTGGATTGGTGTTCCATCAAGAATATCAGTTGCTCCAAGTGGATTTAGTTCTGATGCTATAACTCATATGGGATACTTTATTCCAATTGAAAGAATTTATGCTCTACTTGATGCTAATCACTATAACTTTATATACGATAAAGAATATACTATCGAACAATGTGCGGAGTTAAGAGGTGAAACTCAAGACCCAAAGAAACAAAAAGATGATAGTGAAGAGGAAAAATAAATAAAAAAAAGTTGTATTTTGAACTTTTTGGTTATACTTATATATGATATGGAATTATTGAACATATTAGTAGGGGGATGTCCATCCCAAAACATAAAGGTTTTCTACCGTTATGAAAATTAATCAAAAGTTTATTAAAATTTAGATGGGAATATTTGGCGTATCTTTGTTATAATGTGTATAAACAAAGAACAACATAGGAGATAGTAGTATGAATACACTAAAAACGATACTGTTATGCGTAGTGCTTGCTGTGGGTGGAGTAGTTTTCGCTCAAGATGTAGTTGAAGAAGTAAGTATATCACAAATTAAAGTTTCAGGAGAATTAAGTTCTGATTTTACCTACGGTGAAAATACCGAAGGTGAAGATGGAATGATTTTCTCAAGCCCTTATTCAGGGTTAACTTTGACTGGTGAAGGATGGCAGTTAAGTGGAGTATTAACTGATGGTATGTTTAACATCGAAGAAGCGAAGTATTCGTGGAATGTAACTGATGATGTTAGTCTTACTTTCGGTCAACAAGCAGAACCTTATGGTTTAGCTTGGGGTCTACACAGACCATCAAACAATAGTTTTGTTTCTCTACCAAGAGAACATTCTATCTATGAAGGTGTAGGTCTTTCAGTTAATAAGTTAGGAATAGGTGTTGGAGCACTCTATGGTAATGATGAATTTTGGGCAGGAAGACTGTCTTATTCAATCTTTGACCAAACTGTAGGTGTCTCTGTTAATAGTAATGATGCTCTACTTGTAGATGTCTCTGGTGAAATCAACTTAGTTGGTTTCCCAATAGAGAACTCTTTCGAGTACGACTTGTCAGACGAAGGTAATGGTGCGTTTTGGTTACGCTCTGTAGTAACACCGGATGTCTTCAAGGGTGCGTCAATTCTGATTGGGTATAGTTCTGATGGTGATGACTCTACCGATAATGAATTGATATACGGCGTTAAATATAGCTGTACTGATAATTTCTTTATCACAACTGAACTTTCGGGTGATGATGGTGAAGATTTTGTACTCAGAGCCAGCTATAAATTTTAATCATTAATAAAAACAATAGGAGAATAACTATGAATGTAAAGTCAATCTTTGGAACAATGTCTGATGTATTAAGTGGGTTCGCAGGTGTACTTGGTGGATTAGTATCTGTTGGTATTTTATCACAGATAGTATTCGGAAGTGTACTTGGTATGGACATCATTGGAAACATCAACGGCTTAGTAAGCAGTTTCCTGACAGGTGGTTTGACGGGTCTAATGACCTTGATTGTATTAATTGGTTTATGGGATAGTAAGTAGTTTAAGTTAACTTAGGAGACTAGAATGATACAAGATAAACAATGGTGGAAATCTAAAACAATATGGACATCTATAGTAGTATGTGGTGTTAGTGTAGCGGGTGAATTTGGAATTGTAATTCCAGAATCAATTTTCGGTGTACTAGCCGCTTTAGGTCTGTATGGTGTTAGAGATGCAGTTGGTAAGAAGTAATTACTAACACACCAAACTTAGAAAACATCGAAGGCTCACTTAATGTGGGCCTTTGGTGCTTTAAAAATAAATAAAATAGCTCTTGACTTATATAAGCAAAAGCTCGTATATTATAACAATATAAAATTTAAGGTTTTTACATTTATGAAAGATTTAACGGCAGAACAATTACAACAAAATTATGACAAGTTAATAGGACTTGTTAATACGACATTTGATGGAGATAAAAGAGATAATCTCTTAAAGATGTATGAGTACTTTAAAGACAGAGTTATGTTTGCACCTGCAAGTGGAAAAGAACAATATCACAATGCTTTCCCTGGTGGTTATATTGACCACATACTGCATGTTATAGAGTGTTCACAGAAAATTGGACAAGTATGGAAAGATATGGGAGCTCATATCGATTGGACAGATGAAGAGTTAGTCTTCAGTGCAATGCATCACGACTTAGGTAAGGTGGGTTCACTTGAAGGTGATTATTATGTACCAAATGATTCTGAATGGCATAGAAAAAATCAAGGTAAGATTTATAATCATAATGGAGCTATTCATTATATGAATGTTACTGATAGGTCATTCTTTCTTCTTAATCACTTCCAAGTCCCAATGACTGAAATTGAATTTTTAGCAATTAAACTTACTGATGGTTTATATGAAGAGGCTAATAAAGGTTATCTAATGAGTTATATGGATGACTTTCAATTAAAAACAAATTTACCAACTATTCTACATCAAGGTGATATGATGGCCTCTAAATTAGAATATGAGGAATGGAAATATAAACATTCTGGTGAAGACTATGTTTCAAAAGCTAAAAATAAAGAAAAACTTAATGATAGTCAAAGTAAAGTATTTAATGAATTATTCGGGAGTAACGCATGAAATTAGATGGAAAACAACCACCACAAATGAATTTTGATATAGAAAAAGACACCAAGACAATTGTATGTCAAACTAAAAGAGTAGATTTAGAAAAAGGTATTGAGATGGAATGTGGAGGTCAATTATTCGCTCAAGGTTTTGAATTACGAAGAGTATCACCACTTGTATCCCCTACTGGTCAAGCGTCTGTTGTACCAGTTCCAACATTTTATTGTTTGAATTGTGGTGGAGAAATAACTGAGGAACAAGTATAATAATGATTATTGAAAGTATAATATTAATAGTATGTATTTGTTTATTATGTTCTTTATATGTCATTAGAAATCTAAATAATAAAGTTATAGAATATGAAGATAGAATAGAAGAATATCAGAAATGGATAGAAGGATTTACAGATACAGTTAAAGATGTTGATATGAAAATAAAAGATATAGATAGTAGAGGTACATTTGAAGCGGATGATGAAGTGGGAACATTTTTTCAAACACTAAAAATTTTAATGAATCAAATAACAGAATACTGGGAGAAATAGA